GTTAGCATCGATAGCGAAACCACCAGGTACAGAGTAGTCAGTAGGCTTAGTCTTTAACAAGTCAGCCCATTGAGCATAAGATACTAAAGCAAAAGAAGCGTCAAAGTTGGCATCCAGTTGGTTGGCGATCCAGTCTACCAGTTGCTCAGCGTCAACAGTAGCAGCAGTAGTTGTAGAACCAGTTGCAGCAAGACTTGCTACGTTAAAGAAAGTAGCGTTCTCTTTCTTGTAGAAATCACGCAGCAGCATACGCTGGAGGGTGTTCTGCAAGAAAGGAAGTTGGAACATCATCTGCTTAGAGAAACGAGCGAAACCAGCGATGTAGTCAGATACTACCTTTACCTCAGTCAGGTCGTAGTCAATCTGGCTCTTAGGGTTACCCTCAGTCTGGATTCCGATAGAACCTTCAGTTCCAGTCTCACGATAGGTAACATAAAGGCCAGTAGGAGATACAGCAGTAGGGATAAGGTCGCGGAAGTTCACTTTCTGAGCAGGAACCAGACCTTGACGCTGGTTGTAAGTAGCCTGACCATCTCCAGTCAAGTTGTTACCCAAAGTCATTGTACCAACACTTTTCAGGTCGATAGTCAGCTTTGCATTTTTGTTTCTTTGAAACTCGTTAATCTCAGCTTGCTTGCTTTCAAAAGCCTCAGCGATTGACTCATTGTAAGCCTCACCAAAAGACTTAGTCTTGTTGTTAACTTTCTTAGAAGCTTTTTCAGCGATAAGTTGGTCGAGGGCAGCTTGGTTTTTCTTAGCAGCCTCATCCATTGTTACGACAGCAGCCTTTACCTCGGCTACATCGCTTTTTACATCAGCAATAGCAGCCTCATTGGCAGCTTTCATCTTTTCTACTGACTCGGTAGCTGATTTTACCGCAGTCTCGATGCTTTTCAATTCTTCCATTGTTAGGAATTTAATTTAGTTAATAAATTGTTCAAGTTATGCTTCAATCCACTCAAATCTACCTCCGGCTCCTTAGTCTCTGCAACTGCCTCAGCGGGTTGCTCCTCTTTAGGAGTGGTATCTATTGAAATAAGCGATTTAATTGCCTCGTTAATTTGTGCTACTCTAATCTCGATAAATTCGAAAGCATCATCAGAGAAGCGGCCATCTTTCAATGACTTTAAGAGCATGCTCAGCTCTTTGCTAAGTTTAGCGTGGTTGTCAAGGACATCTTGACTAGTCAATGACTTGCCCACCTCTAAAGTAGGGGTATTCATGTTAGCACCCCAAAGGACTGCCGAACCTTCAAAAAGTAAAATCTCTTTGATAAGGTTATACTCGCCCTCTTGGCTTTTCTGGTTCTCTTGCTTGATAGTTCTAAAGCCTACTGAGTGCTGGTTAATATGCCCAGATTTGTAGAACTCCAGTACATCGTTGCCCCACGTAGTGTTAGGCACATCGGTTATTCCAACCAGATAGTCCTTTTCTACATACAGCTCAGAAAACTTACCAATAGCCGACTTTAGGCTTGGGTTGTGGTCTGTCAGATGCCAAATAAGGTTTGCCCCTTTAGGACCCCTTTCTGCCAGCGTCTTGTTATAGGCATTAAAATCAATGACATCGTTATCAAAGTCTTTAGACCCCATCTGGCTAATAGCAACCTTTACCTTGCGGGTTGTCGTAGAGACATCCTGCACCGAGTTGCTAAGTGTTTTTTGTTCAAAGTATCTTTTCATATTCAATATTTTGGGAGGGTTGACCCTGGTTATTATTTCATGATTCCGCAGTATTGGCCGTAGCCGATCAAGCTCCTCCCCTGTTTATTAATCTTCCTCTGCTATCTCTTTTAGGTACAACAATCCAACTACATCTGCAATTTATGACCATCCCTGCCGAACCACCCGGAGCTAAAGGGTATTCAATTTGTTCCTTGCTCCTTGGGTCTACAAAGTTGTCGTAAAAGTCCACCACTTGACCATCCATGTGATAATGGTCTTTAGGTTGCTCGGGTCTAAAACCTCTGGTTCTTGTGTCTCTAAACGCAATCCATTCTTTGACCATTTCGTAGTTAAATGACTCAGCCGATGCTTTTACCCCAGTATTAGCAGCTCTGCCGACCTCTGTTCTGATTATCCGCTCCGCTTGCATGGCTGTAAAGCCGGACTCTTGAAACAGCTTAACAATCTCATCGACCGTTAACTCTTTGGCGATTGAGGATTGTAAGACAAGTATAAGATGGTTTCTAAGTGTCTCTGAGGTCTTAACTACGGCATATTGCAGTAAGGTCCTTTCAAGCTCATCCATTACGAACTTTGCCCATTCCTCTGATCTGCCTATCCCCTTTTGCCCAGCTTCTCTACGGATTAACTTGTAAGTCTGGTTAGCCCAGTACACCCCAACTGACTTGTAAATCGCCTCAATTGGTTTGTAAAGCTCATCATTCCAGAGCATTGTCCGCAAGTCCACCAAAGCCTGTCTAGGACCTCGTTTCTTAATTGTACCTATCAAAGAGCTGACAACCTTATCGAGTTGTCTTTTGACTTTAGGATAGTGAGTCTTGCCGAATTTGCGATTCGTGTTCGCAAACTGCTTCGCATACTCTGTTCTCTCCTTGTCTGTCATTCATCAACCTATTTTTTAAGGCTAATCGCTTAGCCTCCATTTTAGCTTTTAGTAAGGCGCAGCACTTTTCCTTTTTGGTTATAGGATAAGTTCTGTATACCTCACTCATTATCGAGGTCATCCTCTGTGTCGTTTTCCTCGTTGATATCGCTCAGGTCCATGTTTGGAGCTTCGTACTCGCTAAATGGCATACCATCTTGCGTAGTTATCCAAGGCTCGTCAAAAATGGGGTTCTCTATTCTCTCTAATCCCAGCAGCATCCTTTGCTCGTTAGGGCTAAGGGCTTTGAGGTCTTTAATCCATCCTGACTTTTCTACAACATCCTCTTGCAGTTCGGTAAATACGGTATGGTCAAAGTCAATATAAACATTCTGGCCTTTGTAACCCCAGTCTGTTTGTAGCTTTCTGTTGAAGTGGTTACGGAATGACACCAACTGAGGCATAGCACAGCGAGTCGTAAGGGCCTTTTCAGCCTCTCTGACATTATTATATGTGCTAGACTCAGAATCACCCACCAACTGGCTAGGAACGCCATAAACCGAGCTAAATCGCTTGAGGTCCCATTTCTCAGAGTCAATGATTGACAGCTCTACTGGGTTAAGCCCAACAGACTGCCATCCCATCTTGTAACCAGAGACACCAATGCGGCCCCAGTTCTCTGATCCTACCCATTCGCCTTTACCTACGAGTTTACTCTTAATAGCTTCTACTTGCTTTCTTGTATCGGCCACATCTACACCACCATTGATAACTCTGGGGTCATCGACATATAAAACACCTTTAACCCCTTGATTTTCGAGCATGGCAGCACTCGCCTTGATAGCCGAGTTAGACCTACTTAATCTCCGCAAAGCAGCTTTAAGAGGACTCATGCCGTAAAGGTGCGAGCCGTTTATATCCCAGTCGTAGTTTTGATACTTATCGTGTAAGACTTGCTGCTTAGGGAACAAGGCATCCGAAAGTACCGGTATCATGTAACCCTCCTCAACGATGGGGAACATATTAGTCGAGGCAATAATGTTTACCTCTTGATAGGGTAGATTATGCAACTGATAAGGCTTGCCTTGATTGGCTCCCATGTCGAGCATCTGAGCCCAAACACAGCGGCCACCAGTTATGAGCTTATACCCAGTAGAGTTAGCGACTAGGTCCTGAAATGTCTCATAATCGTTTGGATATCGTAAAAGCTCAGTCAGTCTATCAACATAAATAGGCTCTAAGGCTTTTTTCTTATACCCCATTGCCTTTTGAAAGTCCTCTGTAGAGATATCTTTCTTTCTCATTAAACCTTGATAAGACTTAAATGCGGCCTCATCGACAACCTTATAGGTGGTCCAGTCGGGCAGCTTTACTTTGTCTGTAATTAGGGTTATGGTTGAGTAAAGGATATCATTAACTTGATACCCGTCTCTTATGTAGTTAGTTCTGTTATCGCTGATGCCAACAAAAGTGCCCCCAGTTACCTGATAGGAAGCAAAAGGCTGGCCTATCGGCATCATTGGCACCGCTTTCTTTGTTAACGCATCCCACGCATCTTTTATTCTACCCACTTTCTTTATTTTAAGATATTACAGATTTCCAAACCTTGTTAGTCAATACAGCACTTATTGTTTGTTGACTAA